AGCATCGACAGGTCAGGCGCTTCGTGGACGAAATTGGCAAGGAGTTCGACCAGACCTCATCGTATGTGATGATCTTGAGGACGCTAAAACTAACGCAGCAACGCCAGAACAACGTGCTAAATTGCGTGATTGGTTCGCCTCGGTAGTAATGCCGTTAGGTGATCCGAAAGGCGCCAAAACTGCGGTCGTATACATGGGAACGGCGGTAGCGCTCGACTGTCTATTGCTGAATATCCTCTATAAGCGCTCAGACTTCGAGTCAAAAGTTTATCGAGCGATAATCGAGCCACCAGTTAACGAACATCTTTGGGAGCAATGTCGTGAGATTTACGTTAATTACGATAATGCAAAGCGAGCTGAGAGCGCAGAAGCCTTCTATTTAGCGAATAAAGACGCTATGGACGAAGGTGTTCGCGTGTTATGGCAAGAGTTTCAGCCGATATGGAAGCTGATGACATGGAAATGGAACAACGGCTCGAAAGCGTTCAATAACGAGTATATGAACAATCCAATCGATGAAGAATCGCGTATATTTGCGCCTGAGAACTTCGTTTATTGGGACGATACAGAGCCGAATAAGACGTTTCCTCGAAGTGAGTATGTTATTACGATGGGTATTGACTTTGCTCTCGGAAAAGCTAGGGGAGATTTTAGTGCAGTAATTACTACTGCAACAGAACGCAAGACTGGAGTGCACTATGTAATAGATGCTTACGGCGCTAGAATCACGCCAGATAAATTCTTAGATTTAATATGCGATAAAGTACGTGAATTTACGCCAGATGCAATTGCAGCAGAAAGTGTCGCAGCACAAGAATTCTTTGTTGACGTTTTAAAGGACCAGCTATCCCACGAAGGTTATCCGGCCCATGCACGAGTTAAAAAGATTAATAACCGATCACGTAAAGAATTGCGAATAGAATCTATGTTACCGGACATTGAAAGCGGAAAGATTCGGTTTAAGCGAGGGCATTCATTATTAATAGAACAATTGGAGCGATATGGACAAGGCAGTCACGACGATTTGCCAGACGCTGCAGAAATGTCTATTCGGGTAAGTAAAAACGCGAAACGCGACTTAATACAAAAGCCAGCATGGCTATAGATTACGTAAAGGAGGCGAGATAAGAAGTGGCAATATGGAGCAAATTAGGACGCAAAACTGACGTAGAAATGAACGAAGTAGGTACAGTCACCTACACATATGACACATTTAAGCCAGGCGAACAGTTTCCGCCAGAAAACGCGATTGAGCGTATTGCGAAATATCGACGATTGAAAAAGTTATACGACGGTAAGCAAGCAGAACTGTATGACCGAGCGACAGCACTTTTAAAAGATACTCCGCACGCTAAACAGCTACAAACGCTGTATATTGCGGCTAATATTGCAGATATAATTTGTACAAAACCAAGCGATCTACTTGTCGGAGAGCCGCCGGTATTCGATTCTGGAATAGGTGACGACACGCTGCAGCAATTCGCTATCAATTCATACGTCGAGGAGAACGATCTCGTTAAACTTATTCATGAATCTGCGCTTGCTAACAGTTATAGAGGCGATTCATGGATTAAAGTACGATACGACTATCGCCAGGACTATAGCGCTCTAACATCGCGAGGATTTAACATTCCAGAAGATGCGGAAATGGAGCCAATCATTGAGCACGTCGCTGCAGATTGCGTATTTCCGGCTACGAGCTTCGGTAACGTTAAGAAGTTCAAGTCGGTAGTTATCGCAAGTGTCGAGTGGGTAGTTTCACAAAAAGAGGAGACGCCTTATCTAAACGTTGAGCATCATTTACCAGGCTATATCATTAATGAGCGATATAAATTAACGCAATATGAAGGCGGAGTCGATAACAAACACGGTTATCCGGTTCATCTATTCTTAATTGATAAAAAAGTCGGTGATAGCGAAATTGTTTCGACAGGCGTACCGTACTTACTCGTTCATCATATTCCGTATAAATCAACGGACGATCAGTGGGAAGGTAAGGGTACGTTAGAAGCGCTTGAAACGATTTTAATTGCGATTAATGACCGATTAGCTCAGCTCGATTACGTTCTTTGGAAGCACAGTGATCCGACAGCGTATGGACCGGAGCTTGGAACGGGCAACAGTGCAAGATTAACAGGCGCATATATTCCATTATCTGAAAACGATAAAACGCCAGGCTATATGACGTGGGATGGTCAGCTAAATAGCGCATTTAAAGAACTCGAAATGTTAATCGGAATGGCGTTCCAAATCGCTGAGACTCCGCAATGGCTATTCGGTACAGTACTAGGCGACCAAAACAGCGGAGGAACAGGTACGTCGCACACAGACGGTGCAGCGATTAAAGCACGCTTTATGCCTATTCTAACGAAAGTAGCTCGTATTCGAACGCACTATGACCGCGCTTTACGGGATGCGTTATATAACTGCCAATTACTCGACATTGCGCATGGCGACGCTGATTTCATGCCAGTATATCCAGTGATTCATTGGCAAGACGGTCTGCCGCATAACGAGAAA